AAGAACGAAAACAAATGGGAGGCTGTATGTAAAGCCTTCAGAGATAGAGGGTTATCAGACGATGACGCTTTACTCAATGCACGTCTAGCCAAGATCTTACGTCAAGAAGATTACGACTTAACAAACTCACAACCTATTCTTTGGAATCCTAAAACATGTTAAACGATTTGTTTCCACACCCTTTGGTAGCTAGAACTGGCAGAATAGACAACTGGATAAAAAACCCAGAGGGTCGTTTGCCTGTTAGCTGCACAGTATTTGTTGTAGAAGATAGCATCGAGGGTGATAATGGAATTGAAGCAAGCTGGCGTTTTGTCAGCCATGCTCTACGCTTTGGAGCAGGTGTTGCTGTTCACCTATCCAAGATAAGACCTGCGGGTCACACCAATGACAAGGGACTAGTTGCTAGTGGCCCTGTCTCTTTTGGTAAAATTTACTCAGCTCTTAATGAAACTATTAGGAGGGGTGGTGTCTATAAGAATGGGGCCTGTGTGCTGCATCTTGATCTTGACCATCCCGACATCCTTGAGTTTATCACCACTCCTCGCTCTGAATTACCTTGGGTCAAACGATGCGTTGACCTTACCGAGGGGATGTGGAAGGATACGCCCCATAAAGAAGCCTTGCTTGAGGGCATACGCTCTGGAGACATATGGCTTAATAAAATAAAACACCAAAACAATGAAAGAATCTACTCCAACGTCTGTCTTGAGGTTTACTTGCCCTCACGAGGCACATGCCTGTTACAGCATGTCAATCTCGCTGCCTGTACTATCGGCAACATACAAGAGGGTTTCACTACAGCTATGTCCGAGCTGTGTGATCTCCATGCAAGGACAGGTGTTGGAGAATCTGGAGAATACCTTACCCCAAACAATGACAAACAAGTGGGGCTTGGAATGCTCGGTCTTGCAAACCTCCTCAGAAGGTACAAAGTAACCTATGCTGAGTTTGGTGAGGCACTAGATAGAGTTAATTATGGTGTTGAAACATCAGAGAATGATACCTCTATACCAGAGAATGCTCTTCAAATAGCATTTGCAATGAAGCGTGGCATACTAGCAGCCTGTGATATTGCATGGTTACATGGTATGCAAAGAGCTTTTGCAATAGCTCCTACCGCATCATGTAGCTACAGCTCTAAAGATCTCGATGGGTACACTGCCTGTCCTGAGATCGCACCACCTATAGCTCGAAGCGTAGACCGTGACAGCGGTACGTTTGGAGTAACATCATACGACTATGGCGATGTGGAGATCGCCTCAGAGGTTGGCTGGGACGCATACAAGCGTGTAGCAGACGGCATTATGACAATGCTCCATAAGACTGGACTACTACACGGATACTCATTCAACTCATGGTCAGATGTTGTGACCTATGATGAACAGTTTATCCAAGAGTGGTTAGATAGTCCTCAAACATCTTTATACTACTCGCTTCAAGTTATGGGAGATACACAGGATAAGTCTAGTGCCTTTGCTGCATTGGATGAGACTGAGGTTGACGATTACTTAAGCGGAATACTCGAACCCATTAAGTGCATAGGTTGTGAAGAATGAACCCTTATGATAAGTTATTACACAGGAAAAGAAAGTGGACTCCCGTTAAGCCCACGAAAGGAAAACTCATGGAAGGAAGTGAGGAAGCCATCTACCGTGCTCTTGCAATACGGCATATGGAGCTTCCTGTTGGTTCCTTTATTACGGAAACCCTTAGCAAAGAGGTTCCCGATACTGCTAGAGTACTGCTCGAATCAAACGTAAAGGATGAGGAGAGACATGACCTAGCTCTTGGCTACGTTGCTGATGTCCACGGACTAGATGCTAAAGCTGAGAAAGAGGCAAAGCTACTACGTGATGCGTGGATAGCTCACCCCGACCATACTATATTAAAAGCCTTGGTAGCTGAACGTGCTGTATTCTTTGTTATTTTACCTTTCAATCGCTTTTGTGGCGATGCTGCTCTTAGGACAGTATCGGCTGATATTTCCAGAGATGAGCAAATTCATGTCGCTTGCAACAGTTTGGTTTGTGCTGATATGGGTCTACGCCCTAGCTCTTCTTTGGACAAACTTAGGAAAGCTACAATTAATTGGATCTTTGAACCACTAGCTGACATATCACCTAACAAATATTTAAGCAGAAAATTTTGGACTGATTCAAGTGATCGTCTAATGTACGAAGGCAAAGCTCCACAGCTTGCCGACACTAAGCGAGCCCGCATGCCCGCATTTTTTGAACATGCAAACACCAACCTACCCAAGTACGCTTGATTGGGGACGCATCGAGAAGATCATTGATGAACTCGATCAACAGTTTCCAGACAAGTTTCCAGACCACACACTATCAGAAAAAGAAATATCTTTTAGGGCTGGTCAATTATCAATTATACGTATACTAAAAGAAAAATTTAAAGGAGAATAATTATGTGTATCGGAGGATTATTTGGGGGCAGAAGAAACCCTGAGCCACCCCCAACACCTGCCCCACCAACCACACCACCACCCCCAGCACCTGTACAGACAGCCCCAACACCTATGCCAGAGGCTCCTACTCCTCCTCCTATATCAGAGGATCAGACTAAGAAGAAGGCAAAAGTAAAAGCTAAGAAAGTATCTACCAAGAAAAAAACTGCAGGTACTACTCAGTTATCTACTAAGAAACCAGCAACAGGTGGACTAAAAGGTATTAATACTGGACAAGGTGTTAACACTGGTACTGCTGGACAAGGTGGAGGCACTTACAGCTAATGAAAAACGCACGGCAACGATACAATGAGTTATCAAGTCACCGTGAACAATTTTTAAATGTTGCTTATGAATGTGCAGAGCTAACCATTCCTACACTCTTAATGAGAAATGAAGGTGATGCTCTGTACAATAGCTTTCAAACACCTTGGCAATCAGTTGGAGCCAAAGGGGTAACTACGTTGAGCTCAAAGCTCATGCTAGGACTCCTACCTCCGTCAACCAGTTTTTTTAAACTACAGTTAGATGATTCTAAATTAGGTGTAGAAATACCAGCTGAAGCTAAAAGTGAATTAGATCTTAGTTTTGCAAAAATAGAACGTATGATTATGGACAGCATAGCTGCCTCCACAGACAGAGTTCAGATATTTGCAGCACTAAAACATCTTGTCGTTACAGGTAATGCACTTGTATATATGGCAAAGGATGGTATGAAAGTTTATCCACTAAATCGTTATGTAGTTGAAAGAGACGGGAACGGTAATGTGGTTGAGATAGTAACAAAAGAAAGAGTAAGTAAAAAATTATTAGGTTTGCCAGAATTAGATGATGGGCCTAATGATGATTCTAAAGGTGACTATAAAGGTACAAAAGATGTAGATGTATATACATGTGTAAAGCTGTCTGGTAATGGGTGGCGTTGGCATCAAGAAGCTAACGATACTATTCTTCCTGACAGTGTAGGTAAGTCTCCCAAAGACAAAACTCCTTGGTTACCACTACGCTTTGTAACGGTAGACGGAGAAGATTACGGACGTTCTAGAGTAGAAGAGTTCCTTGGCGACTTAAAATCTTTAGAAGCATTGATGCAAGCTATAGTAGAAGGTAGTGCAGCAGCAGCAAAAGTTGTGTTTACTGTATCACCTTCAAGTACGACTAAGCCAGCATCACTAGCTAACGCAGGTAATGGAGCTATCATACAAGGTAGACCAGATGATATAGGAGTTGTACAAGTAGGTAAAACTGCTGACTTTCAGACTGCGTATCAAATGATTAACATGTTAGAAAAAAGGTTAGCCGAGGCTTTCCTTGTTTTAAATGTACGTCAGTCAGAACGCACTACAGCGGAAGAAGTAAGGATGACACAGATGGAACTAGAGAGACAGCTGGGTGGCTTATTCAGCTTGTTAACGACAGAGTTCCTAATACCCTACCTCAACCGTACTATGCACACTCTTACTAGGTCTAAAAAAATACCATCCGTACCTTCAAACTTAGTTAAACCTACCATAGTTGCAGGTATAAATGCACTAGGTAGAGGGCAAGACAGGGAAGCCCTTGTACAGTTTATAACCACGGTATCCCAAACTATGGGGCCACAGGCTTTAGCACAGTACATGAACCCTGACGAAGCCATCAAACGTCTTGCAGCTTCGCAAGGTATTGATATTCTCAACCTTGTTAAGAGTATGGAAGAACGTAACGCAGAGCAAGAACAAGCTATGCAAGCACAACAGATGCAGTCTCTTACAGACCAAGCGGGACAGCTTGCTCGTGCTCCAATGATGGATCCATCAAAAAATCCAGAGGCACTTGATGCAATCAACGCTGCAGCTGGAGCAACACCACAATAGTAATTATGGCAGAAACAATCCGCTACGACACATCAGATGATCCTGTAGCAGCACAAGCAATAGCAGAAAAAGAAGCTGAATCTCTAAAGATCGGTGAAGAACTTATGGCAAAGCAAGAAAAAATGCTTGCTGGTAAGTATAAAAGTGCTGAAGATTTAGAG